GTAGTAGTTGATCCCCTTGACCGTCACTTTCGCAATCGTCCAAGGCTCGCAGCGCATACTCGTTGCGCTTGTTTTTTGCCACTGCATCACTTCTGCACCTCATCATCAATCCGCTTCGCCTTCAGCCAAGCTGCTGTTTCCGCCTTGGCGATGCGCTCCGCTTCGTTTCTCGGAAAGTGCGCCATGAACTCCAGAATGGCCGACCTTTCCTCATAGCGCTCTTTCGCGCTGGCGTGACGTTCTTCGGTCGTCATGCGGCCACCTTTTCCCAATCGAGGCAGTTCCAGCGGTACAGCAGCTTGCCGTCCGCGTTGCAAACGCCATCCTTCACCAGCTTGTAAAAAATCGCGGCCAGTTCCGGAAAGCGGCGCGGGTTTGCCTTAGCGTCTGCCACCATGTCCATCGCCTTCTGGCTTCTCGGGCGCTTCGCCCACAGCAGGCCGTCGAAGTCCTGGCGCTTGACCGCTGCTTTCGCCTGCGCCGCCAGTTCGCGGCTGCGCTCGATGTCTTCGGCGGTCGGCTTGTACGGCAGCGCGGGCTGTTCCCTGCGCGGCGATTGCCGGCACAGGTCGATGAACTGCGGCAGCGAAGGTGGATCAGCCGGCAGCGCATCCAGCACGCGGCGGATTCGTTCCGGCTGGTCAGCAAAGCCGGCCAGCTTCTTACCCCACATCGCCATCGCATTGACCACCCCAGCGTCAGAGCCATCCGGCAGCGTCTGGCCGGTCTTCCACTGGTTCAAAAACCGGGTGCCGTAGTTGCCCTGTAGCTCCTGAAAAATCTTACCCACCCAGCGCGGGTCGAGCGCTTGGGCTGATGTCGATGATCCGTCCTGACTTGTCTGCATGGCTTCCTGCCTCGATGTCTGTTCCGAAAATTGCCCGCGCTGCGGCGAGCTTCGATTGGTCCGCATGGCTCATTCGGGGAGAGGCGCGAGCATTCGCGGCGATTGGCTCGGGGTCGTCCATCAGCGCCTTGGCGATGTACTTCAGCCCGATGCGCTGATTCGGCTTCGCGGCCATCTTGGCTTTCGCCAGTTCGAGAATTTCCTCGTCCGTTCGCTTGGCGAGGATCGTTCCCCAGGTCTCATCGGTCAGGTAGTGCGGAGCGGCATCAGCCATTCCGGCTTTTCGGAGCAGTCCGCAGACGATGCCCTTGCGAGTCGGCAGCGAAGTCGGTTCGGCTTCGCGCGCGTCAGAGTGTGATGTAGTAGTTTCTTCTCTTCTCTTCTCTTCTCTTCTCTTCTCTTCTCTGGTCCGCTTTTCGTCCGCATCCAATGCGGACATTTTGCGCGACGTTCTTTTGCGCTCTGTTTCCATCGCTCTGCGCTTTGCAGACTGCCCGTTATGGTCTCTAAACCTTGGAACGGCAAGGAATTCGCCGCCGTCCTCAAGCCATCCGACTGAAATCATTGCAGCAGCAAAACCGCTAAATCCGATCAGTTCATCAAGCGCATCTGGTGTGTAACCGTCCAGCTTCCCGTCTTCAGAATGCGCATCAAACAGACACCAGACCGCATGAAGTCCGCCAACAACGCGCAATCTGTCCGCACTCAATGCGGACGCAATGCGTACAACTTTCGGACTGGTCCCGATGTCAATCCGCATCTTGATCCAGTCACCAGCCATTACGCAACCTCACCGAACAAATCCATCGTCCCGGCGAGTGCGCTTTTCAGGTTCTTTGACGCCTGCCTGTAGTAGCTGTCTTTCAACTCGGCACCAATGAACTTGCGGCCCATTTGCAGGCTTACATAGCCTTCTGACCCAATACCAGCAAACGGAGAAAGCACCACATCTCCTGGGTTTGTCCATAGTTCAACACCACGCCGGATAACCTCAAGCTGTAGCGGGCAGATATGGCGCTCGTCGTCATGCTCGCGGGCGCTGGCGTATTGCAGCGTGTCGCTTGGATCAATGTCCATCCATACCGGGCTTGCGACCTTCTGCCAATTGCTGACTGGATAGTTCTCGTGAGTGTGTTTGACACGATCAACCATCTCGCCAGGACAGCGCATCGTCACCAGATAATCAGGGATGCCTTGTCGGCTCATGCAGGCGTTTTCACGAACCGTCTTATGCAGCAATCCAAGTGCTTTGGTGCGCTGCATTGCCGTTACAGGGTCTTTCCAGATACAGACCTCGGAAGCGTAGATAAAGCCGTGTTCCTGAAATGCGCGGATAAGATTCCCGCGAAAGTCTTTCAGGCCGATATATCCATCGCGTTCCTTGCTGGTTGGCATCAACATGCAGTGGAAGCTGACGTTATGCCCAGGCTTCATTACTCGTCGCAGTTGCTCAATCAGGAAACCGAAGTGATGAAAAAACTCTTCATCATTGCGGACATTTCCCATGTCTCGCGGACTGTTTGAATAGGTGTAGAGAGACGAAAAAGGAGGTGAGAAGATGCTGTAATCAATCGACTGGTCAGGTATTCCTTTCAAGACTTCTACGCAATCACCGTGATACAGGGCAAAGTTATCGCCAATGGTTTGATCAATGCAGTTCATGCTGCCTCCAGAAAGCTCGGCACGGTCATCGTGCGTTTTGGGTTGTATGAGTTTGTTTCTTTGATGCTTCCAAGCACTTCTGCTCTTACTGCATCGAGTGTTTCGCGTGCCATTGCCTCGGCCATCGCTTTCGCGTCTTGCTCTTTGCGGCGCAGGTTTTGAACGACTGCACCTTCTTGATTACTGGCGAAAACATGAACATCAACTGGCATGGTTTGGCCGAATCGCCAGCAACGTCTGACGGCCTGGTAGTAGGCTTCGAATGAGTCGGTCACTCCTACAAATGCCATCCTTCGGCAGTGCTGCCAGTTCAAGCCAAATCCACAGATAGACGGCTTACTAACTAGAACGCGGATCTTTCCGTGCGCGAAGTCATGCAATCGGCGCTCCTTGGTTTCCGCGTCATCAGCACCTGAAATCTGCACCGCACCGTCAATCGCTGCGGTTAGTGCGTCACCTTCGGCATTCAGGTCGCACCAGACAATCCAAGGCTGTTTGTCTGCATTGACGATAGATGCACACTCACGGACACGCTCAACAAGGCTCTGGCGTCGTGCATCTCGGCGTTCCATCAAGGTTTGAGCCTCCATCGCAAACAATCCATGTTGCGGGTTATGCTCAATCTCTACGGTGTGCTGATGAACGTTTAATGGCGGCAGTTCGTATGCTGATGCGTCATGCCCAAGGTCGGAAGGGCTTCTTACCATCGCACCCCAAGAAGCTACCCAGCGCCAGAATGCTTGTCGCGCATGGCCTTTTAGACGCCACACTTGAGTATCGCCACCGTCATGCACAAAGAACTCTGCAAGCATTTCTGAACGACTGCGAACTCCTAAAAACTCAGCATGATTGCCTAGCTCAGTCCAATCATTCGGCGCAGGCGTAGCAGTTGCACAGAGTTTGTAGGGCGTGTGTTTAAACGTCTCCAGAAGCGTTTGCAGCGTCTTTGCTGTGTGGTGCTTGATGATGCTGGATTCGTCCAATACAACCGCGCCAAACTGCGAACAGTCGAACTTGTGCAGGCGGTCGTAGTTTGTGATAACGATCTGCCCGGTGGCGTCTTCTGGCTCTCTTGCGTGCTTAACTTCAACGCCGATGCTTTGGCCTTCTTCTACCGTCTGCTCGGCAACTGCCAGAGGGGCAAGAATCAAGACGCGGTTTCCAGTTTCTTTGGCAACCATGTCTGCCCAGGCGAGTTGCATTCGGCTCTTGCCTAGTCCGGTATCAGCAAAAATTGCAGCACGGCCACGACGCAAAGACCATCGCACCAAATCAACCTGGTGTGGGAATAGTCCGTATTCACGTAGATGGGCATCAATTCCAGCGTGTTGAACCAACCCCAATTTTTTATTTACGAATTTGCTGTATCCGCATATTGGTACTTGTGACATATAATCACTCCTGAGTTTGCTCAACCCGTCCGGCCTGCCAGCCAATCAAGGACGGGTTTTCTTTTGCCGGTTGATCGCCAGCAGAATTTCTTTCGCGCCGCTTCTCATCGCAGGCCGCGCAAATCCAGCGCCGGTTCTTGCCGTTCGCGCTGGTGATGTGCTTCCCGCCCTCGATCAACACCGTGCCGCTGTGGTGCGAACACCAGCGCGTGTTATCGAAATGCGGCGATATAAGCCGTTTGCTTGTGGTCATTGCCCGTCCTTGTCAGAGTCGGAGAACAGGCGCAGCACCAGGACGACGGCGGCGACGTAGAGCGCTGCGGCGATGCCGTACAGGGCGGCTTCGGTCATTGCGGGTTTCCCTCGTTTTCTGTGATTACCTTGGCCCCGAGCGCGTCAGCCTCCCGGCGATCTCGTCAGCGATGGCGTTCGCGTCCATCTCAGGCGGCCTGTCGTCTGTCGGCTGCACGCGATGCGCGAAGTTGCCCACCTGTCGCCAGTTCGGCTTGATATTGACGGCCCATCGGAACCTTGCCGTTTTCAAACCATTCCGCGACAGACGACTGAGCGCAGCCGAGCGCTTTGGCAATCTCGGTTTGCGTTTTGAAGAATTCAAGGAGGTCTTGTGGTGTCATGTTTCGGATTATCGGAGTTCCGATTCAGAAAGTCAAACAAGAAAATGAAAAACTTTCGGCACTCCGATTGCGCTATGTGCAACCCTAGGGGAGACAAAACTTCCCAACGCAAAGGCGTGCTTACTTATGTGCGAACTGACTGGCGTAACACTTCGATGGATCATCTACGGCGAGGATGGAGAAATTTCCATACCGACCAAGCAAGAGCAGGAGCTGCTTTCTAGGCTTCGCTCAATGGATGACAAAGCGAGGAACGCATTGATAGAGATGGCGAACGCAATGCCCATCAAGACCGGCAACTTATACCCCAAAAGTAATACAGGGTAAAGCCGGGAAAAACTTTGTGCAAAATTTCCGGAATTCCTATTGACTTGATCTTTCGGAACTCCGATAATTCACCCATCGCAGCAACAAACCACAACCAACCGCGAGGGATGCCATGAAAATCGAAATCAAATGCCGCTTCTCAGGAAGCGTCCTGTTCGGCCACGAGCAGGAAGACAACACCGTCAAACTGACCGTTGAAGCGGCAGTCAAGGCCGGCGCGAATCTGGCCCGCGCGAATCTGGCC